ATATGGACTCAGGAGCCTGGTAAAAGAGATAAATATATGCGTATATAACTAAAGGATACGCACATGAGTAGACCAAAGCCAAATGTACTGTTAGAGTACACAAACAAAAATACTTACAAATGTGAGCAAGTTCTTGACGCAGAAGCTATTTGGGCTGTGTTTTACCAAGATAAACCTTTTAACTTAAAAAGCTCAAATGCACTCACTAACTATCCGGGCCCTAAGTATAAGAAGACTAGTTTTTCTAACCCTGGACATGCACATAACCTTTCAAAAAAGTTGAATGACATGTTTAACACATCTGATTTTTCAGTATATATGTTATCCGATGGCGAAAAGTTATTTGACTGATAAAGTTACATACACCAAGCTGTTCCTAAAAGAACTAGGAAAAAGCTATAATGATATAAATGTAAAAGAGTTTATGCCGCTTTGGTGGCAAAATACTCGTGCAAAAGACAGCAGTGGATTAAGACTCACCGAACAAGGGTTTGATGTTATAAACGAGATTGGTATAACAACATACGACATACCGTATCCAAGAGATTTACCCTTAACAACTCAAATCATTATACATCTTGATCGTTTTATTGACTGTCCGTATTATCTTACTAATAGAAGTATTACTGTAACAAACGAAAAGAAAGCAGTCGAACTAGGACTGTTTAGTGGCGACTTACGCAAATACGGCTTAACAAAAGCCATGAATCGTTCAAAAAACGGTTGACTCCTGCTGATTATGTGCTATATTAAGGTATAGAAAGACATAATAGGAGATTAAACTATGTCAGTAATGTGTCCACACTGCCACGAACAAAAACCAGCAGGTGCTCGAGTTTGTTCAAAATGTACTCGTGAAGTAACACCCGGTGATCAAGCCGCTCATAATGGATTGATTATCCTGATTTGGATTGTAGCAATTGTTGGCTTTTTTGCACTAACAGGTGGTTGACAATACTCAAATTCCATGCTATAACTGTTATATAGAAAATACTGTAAAAATAAGGAATACATCATGTCAGAAGCACGTACACTTAGCCCTAACAAAGCAAAAAACAGCCTTCGAGTTGCTATGCAAAAGAAGCGTCCTATTTTTCTTTGGGGCCCTCCAGGCATTGGTAAGTCTGATATTGTTAAACAAATTACAGATGGATTTACTAAATCACATCTAATTGACATTCGTTTGAGTCTTTGGGAACCTACAGACATTAAAGGTATTCCGTACTTTGACAGCAACTCAGGTACAATGGTTTGGGGTGCACCTAGCGAACTGCCTACAGAAGAGTTTGCAAAGGCATACGACAACATTGTATTGTTCCTAGACGAAATGAACTCGGCGGCGCCTGCTGTACAAGCGGCAGCATACCAGCTGATTCTTAACCGTAGAGTAGGTACTTACAAGCTGCCAGACAATGTAATGATTGTTGCGGCTGGTAACAGAGAAGCTGACAAAGGTGTTACATATCGTATGCCTGCTCCGTTGGCTAACCGCTTTATCCACATCGAACTTGCAGTATCTTTTGATGATTGGTTTACTTGGGCTGTTAACAATAAAATACACCAAGACGTAGTAGGCTACCTACAGTTTGCTAAACAGGATCTATACGACTTTGATCCACGTAGCGCAAGCCGTTCGTTTGCTACACCTCGTTCGTGGTCATTTGTAAGCGAGTTGTTAGAAGACGACATCGACGACAATACTACTACCGACTTGGTATCAGGTGCAGTTGGAGAAGGGTTAGCTCTTAAGTTTATGGCACACCGCAAGATTGCAGGTTCGTTGCCTAATCCAACTGACATCTTAGCAGGCAAAGTCAAAGAACTAAAAACACAAGAAATCAGTGCTATGTACTCATTGACAGTATCATTGTGCTACGAACTTAAAGAAGCAAGTGACAAAAATGACAAGAAGTTTGACGACAAAGTAAACAACTTTTTGCGCTTTGCAATGGATAATTTTGACACAGAATTAGTTGTTATGGGTATCAAACTTGCACTTACACAGTATTCATTGCCAATTGATCCTGATGAAGTAGAGTGCTTTGACGAGTTCCACGAGCGGTATGGCAAGTACATCAAAGCCGCACAATCGGTATAAAATGGTATATAGTGGGCACTTAGGTGCTCACTTTTTCTTTATTACGGTTGACAATGCCAGTAAATATGCTATAATATTATTGTAACAACGGAGAACGATAATGCTAGATTTTATGCCACAGTATGTAGCTATGCAGATGTCTGCTAAAAAGACTCAAAGCAAACTTAAAAATTGGGAACCCGATCCAAACATTACTCCAGAAGCACTAGAGTCGATGCGAGTTGAAGTGTTGGACCGTATTATTACTGCTCGCGTAGGTCTACTATTGCGTCATCCGTTCTTTGGCAACATGGCTACACGTTTAAAGATTGTTGCTGCCGATGAGTGGCTAGGTACTGCCGCTGTAGACGGACGCAACCTGTACTACAACACGCAATTCTTCAATGCAATGAATAACAAAGAAGTTGAGTTTGTTCTTGCACACGAAATCCTACACATGGTGTACGATCACTTAGGCAGACGCGATTATCGTAATCCTATGCTTTACAACATTGCAGCCGACTATATTGTTAACAACTTACTTGTGCGTGATCGCATTGGTGTTAAACCTAGCATTGTTGATTGCTTCCAAGACTTTAAATACGAAGGTTGGTCCAGTGAAGAAGTATACGACGAGTTGTATGAAGAAGCTAAAAAGAATGGCGAAGAAGCTATTAAACAACTCGGTGAAATGCTAGACGAGCACCTTGATTTAGAAGGCAAAGATGGCGACGAAGGTGATAGTGACGAAAACGGCAAAGGCAAAGGCAAAGGTCGTCCTAAGTATAGCAAAGATGAATTAGATCAGATCAAAGACGAAATCAAAGAAGCTATGATTCAAGCTGCCAGTGCTGCCGGTGCAGGTAATGTACCAGGCGAAGTTGCACGTATGATCAAAGAGATGACTGAATCTAAGATGAATTGGCGTGAGCTACTTCGTCAACAAATCCAAAGTACTATTAAAAGCGATTATACATTTAGTCGTCCATCACGCAAAGGACAAATGAGCGGTGCTATTTTGCCAGGAATGGCATTCCAAGACACCATTGATTTGTGTATTTGTTTGGATATGTCAGGCTCAATTGGTAATGTACAGGCAGCTGACTTCCTAGGCGAAATCAAAGGCATCATGGATGAATACCAAGATTACAAAATTAAGCTATGGTGCTTTGACACTAAGGTGTACAACGAGCAAGATTTTAGTGCAGACGGTGGCGATAGCTTAACTGACTATGAAATTATGGGTGGTGGTGGCACCGACTTTATGGTTAACTGGACTTACATGAAAGACAATGATATCCAGCCCAAGAAGTTTATTATGTTTACAGATGGGTATGCTTGGGACAGTTGGGGTGATCCGGATTGGTGCGAAACTATCTTTATTATCCACAGTCACCATGATAAAAACCTTGAAGGGCCATTTGGACTCACAGCACACTATGACGAGGCTGCCGCTTGAAACTTAAAAATCCTAATCCACTAGACGTATTAAAAATAAGGCGGGTGAAATTTTGTCCGCCGCATTTTAGTACTACACAAATTGCTCGCAGTTATAACTTAGATAAAGTTATATGCGAATGGATTATTGACAACCTATCAGGACGGTATTATTTTGGTAGTACTATCAAGTTAGACGAAGATAAAAACTTTACACAGATGTATCAAGTTGGGTTTGAAAGTGCAAAGGAACTTAGTTTCTTTATGCTTGCTTGTCCACATTTGAAATACAACTAAAAAACAGGTTATAAGTAAATATACAAGGAGTAAAATATGACCGAGAATACACAAGCAAATGAACTAAACATTCAGGATTTAGCACTAGCAAGAGCAGTAATTGAGCTTGCTACCGAACGCGGTACATTTAAAGCTAATGAAATGGCTAATGTAGGTGCGTTATATAATAAATTGGATGCGTTTCTAAAAGAAGTAGAAGCACAAGCTAAAGCAGCACAAGAAGGTGCAAAGGCGGCGGCGGCAGAAGCACCAACAACGCCAGCGGAGGAAACAACAGATGGCTCTTAAACATGTAGGCAGAGTAGCTGCCAATAGACGTAAAGTAATTGTAGCATACCGAGTTATTCCAGGTGACCCTGATAACTGCTTGGTTGTACAAACAGAAAACCTTAGTGCAGACGAACACGATGCATTGATCAGAGTTGTTGAATCAGCAGCTGGACAAGAAGCATATGAGTTTGCAGAAGCAATGGCTCGTGCATATTTGCCAGATGGACGTAATATGTTGGCAGGATTTCAACAAACAGGCAAGTTGAGAAAAGTTCCAACTGATGTTATTGAAATGACGCCAAACGGAAATACCAACATTGCTCTTAATGTACTAAACAGTACTATTGCGGAACAAAAAGGTGTTACAGTAAACGACTTGGCACTTAAAGGCCCAGGTGGTCAAACTGCACCACAAGCCGAACTTGCAGCAGAACCAGCAATTAATGCCACTGAGATTTATAATTCACCAGTGGCAGAAGAACTGCTAGGCGAACCAGCAGTACTCGATGATAATATGCTTGCTTCACAATATCGTTCACAAGCAGATCGCTTGAGCAAAGAAGCTGCCGATCTACGTAGACAAGCCGAAGAATTAGTACCAACTAAGAAGGCTGTTGTTAAAAAACCTGTTACAAAAAAAGCTACTGCCAAGAAGACAGTAGCCAGTGACTGATAAAAGCAAGGACGAATATTGGGAAGAAATCCTAAATGATATTGATATGGATTTCATCCCAATAGAATACATTACTACTGTAGTCGTTGGATTTAATGATGGTAAAGAGTGGGAAATTGATATAACTAAAAGCAAACAGCAAACAACTGATGTAGAAACTGTTCTTGAAGACTTTTTTGAAGAATACGAAGACACAATTGAAACTGTTGATTTTAGATTAGATACTGCACGTCTAAAAGCAGATATTGGAAAGAGAACACACAGATTTCTTAAAGTAAACAAATAGTTTCTTGGTACATCGGATAAATATATAAAACAAGTACCAGGAGACTATTAATATGGCTTTAAAGCTAAGACGCGGAACGGAAGCAAACAGGACTAGTATTACGCCAGCCGAAGGCGAACTAATATACGTTACTGACACTAAAAAACTATATTCAGGGGATGGCACAACTGCTGGCGGTGTATTAGTCACAGGCGGCGGTGGCGCAGATATTCCAGGTATTGATGACAATACCACAGCCGGTGCAGTATTAACACTAGGCGACTTAGTCATTGCTATTGATGCAGATCTAAGTATTACTGGATACGAAATCAACGGCGATGGCGACATCGATATTACAGGCAATATTACAGCTAGTGGTGCAGGTACTGGCATCATAACAGCAAGTAGTTTTGTAGGTGATGTAACTGGTAACGTTATTGGTAACGCATCAGGCGCACACACAGGTACGCTTGATGGTGATATGACAGGTAGTGTGTTTGCGGATGATAGCTCAATAATAATTGATGCAGTTAATAACACTATTAACACTTCTACAATCCAAGCTACTAATAATATACTCAAAATAACTGCTCAAACATCAGGAGCAGAAAACTCTGCAAGGATTATTGGTGATGAAGCATCGACGTCATTTAGATTCCAACGTTCTAGTAGTAGTGCATTGGCTGGAACAACAGATATATTAGGTCAGATTAACTGGGAAAGAAATGGTTCAGATGGATTACAATCTACTATTTTACAACTTGGGTATCCTAACTCTTGGTTATTAGCAGTTGATGATTCTGGTACATTTGCTACAGATAAATTTATAGCATTTACTGACAGTAAGTTTGGTATTGGTATTACTTCACCAACATCAACATTAGATGTTGTTGGCGATATTAAAATCGGTAGCTTTACAACAGCAGAACGTGACGCACTAACAGGTGCAAACGGTATGATGTTGTATAATAGTACAACAAACCAATTAGAATCATACGAAAACGGTGCTTGGGGCGCTACAGGAGGCGCTGGCGGTGGTAGCATTGGAAACTTTACTTTTGCTTCTAGTGTTGTTGACACAGATGATTCGAGTGGTATTGTTATTACACCAGCTGTAACAATGAGCAGCGATCTAACAGTAGAAAACGATCTAGTAGTAAGTAACACTGTAACAGCAGGTAAGTTTGTATCAACTGGTACAGAAACACCTGAAATTAGCGCAAGTGCTAATTTAAATTTAACAGCAGGCAATGCTGTGGTAATAACAAGTTCGCCACTGCGTATGGCAAGTTTTACTACAACTGAAAGAAACGCATTAGCAGCCCAAAACGGTGACATTATATATAATACAACGGATAACAAATTCCAAGGGTATGAAAACGGTGCATGGGCTAACTTAATCTAAGGGGGCTTAAATGAGCGAAAAAGAATATATTGTCACACTTAAATCAGGTGTTGACTACGATGCATTTAATGCAGAAATGATTGCAAACACAGGAGCAGGAGATATTCCTACCCGTGCAGTAACAGTGGCAAACGCAAGACCATTAAGTCAACGCAACACACACTATAGCTTAACTGATGCAGAAGCTACTACATTGCGTAGTGACGTCAGAGTTGTTGATGTGCAGATTCCTCCAGAACTTAGAGATGATATTGAAATTGGAAATAATGCACGGGTTACTGATACGTTTAGAAAGACTAGTGCTATTACCGCAGCTGATCTAAACTGGGGTAATGCTAGATGTGTTGTCAACGAAGACTTATGGGATAGCGGTACAACTAGTATAACAGCAGACTTTCCGCATACACTAACAGGACATGGCGTTGATGTTGTAATACAAGACTCGGGCATACAACCTGATCATATTGAATTTACAAACGAAGCGGGTGTAAGCCGTGTTAAACAAATTGACTGGTATGCAGAAAGCGGAGTAAGTGGTACACAAAACGCAAACCATTATAGAGACTACAATGGACACGGATCGCACTGTGCCGGTACTGTAGCAGGTCGTACATTAGGTTGGGCAAGAAACGCTGACATATATAGTGTAAAGGTTGGTGGATTAGAAGGCGCAGGCGATAGCGGCGGAATTAGTGTAGGCGATTGTTTTGATGTTATCAAAGGATGGCACAACAACAAGCCAGTGGACCCTAAGACTGGATTTAAGCGCCCTACAGTAGTCAATGCTAGTTGGGGATATAGTGGAACACGTACTACTGACCCTACTGCTATAACCTATAGAGGCAACAGTTTAACACCAGGAACCAACGGTGTAGTAAATAGTGACGCAGATTGGAATACATATTTTGGTATCATTCCACAGTACTATAGTTTCGGAACCGCTAGAAGACTTAATGTTAGAGTAGCAAGTGTAGATGCTGACGTTGAAGAATGTATAGCAGCAGGCATACACTTCTGTATAGCAGCAGGTAATAGCTTTTGGTACATCGATACCGCTACAGGCGACAATTGGAATGATACAATTACTGTAGGCAATGGCGCAGAAACTCCATATAGAGGCAGCAGTCCATATACCACCGATGCATTTATGGTTGGTAATATAGATACTAGCTACCAAGGATCATTAGAACAAAAAGCAGAATCAAGCTGCCACGGTCCGGGAGTAGATATTTTTGCACCGGGTACAAGTATTATGAGTTGTGCTAGTACAGACAAATCAGGTGCATGTGATTTAACAGATGGCACTCAAGCAAGTGTAAGTACCGTACAATCGCCTATTGCAGGTTCGGGTGCTACAGACGAATACATGAAGATATCAGGTACTAGTATGGCGTCTCCGCAGGTAGCAGGAATGGTAGCAAGTGTGCTTCAAGCCAATCCAGGCATGACACCTGCACAAATGAAAACATACATTCATAACAATGCTACACAAGATTTGTTGTTTACTGATACAGCATCTGGCAGTAGTCCAGTTACACATGCTTTTGTAATTGATGCTGCTAACGGCACAAGTGATTATACATTCAATAGTGCCACAGACCGCAGTGGTGCTGTAAGTGGCAATGATCCAGCAATTACTATATACGAAGATGATACAATTACACTTACAAATAACACCGGCGCTCATCCGCTGTATATAAAATGGCAGAGTTCAACCGGCACAGGCGATATTGTAAGTACACCGGCTGCAACAGGACAAGGTCCTACAAACGGCACAGTTAGTTGGACACCTACAGTACCAGGTGTATATTACTATCAGTGTAGTGCGCATCTAGGAATGAACAATACTATTACAGTTTTGCCTAAACAGCAATGGGGCGATGACGATAGCATTACTAGAAGTCCTAACAGAATACTTTATTCACCGTTGTGGAAAAGTAGTGAAAGTATAGTTATGAAAGGTTCTATAACAAGGACTTAACAGTTTACTCAAACAGTGTTTCCAAAGCGTAAAAGTTCAATAGCGTCTGGATTACGCACTAGTGGAATACAAATAAACTATATACAAAAATGGGATAGAGGTTGACACCTCTTCCATACCATTATATAATAAAATTATGAAAAAAATAGCAATTACAGGTGCAGCTGGCTACATAGGAAGTCATTTATCTTATAAGTTAAAAGAACTCGGTTATGCAGTATTTGCTTACGATTATAACTTTAAACAAAATAATATAAGTTTTGTTGATAAAAAAGTTGAATGGAATATTTCAACACCGATACATCCATCAGAAGTTGATGCGGTTGTACATTTAGCTGCAAAAACCAAAGTACATTACAGTGTAACTCATCCGTATAGTTATTATAATACTAATATAATCGGAACAGCAAATGTTATTGATTCTTTTAAAACTAATCATTTTATAAACTGTAGTTCAGGATGTGCGTTCAATCCATTAAGCAGTCCGTATGCTTTAAGTAAAAAAGCAGCAGAAGATATTGTTAAAGAAAAAAGTAATAACTTTACAAATTTAAGATTTTATAATGTAAGTGGAAATGCAGGGTTTTTTAAGTTTGATGACGAACGTTACCATTTAATACGTAGAGCTGCTGCAACTGCAAACGGTCTTTATAATTTTATGTACATATACGGCGACGACTACGATACTAGAGACGGAACATGTATACGAAACTACACACATATATCCGATATAGTTAGTAGTATTATACGATCAATTGAGCACGGGCCCATGAATACCGATTACGAGTGCCTAGGAACTGTTGAAGGGTATACTGTGAATGAAGTTATAGATACTATGAAAACTGTAAGTAATGTAGACTTTCCTGTAGTTGTTGAAAAAAGAAGGTTAGGCGATACTCCAATCAGCACAATGCCAACAAAAAGTATTTTATTCAAACAAGAAAAAACATTAATCGATCAGTGTATAAGTGCATTGGCAGCTGAACAACGACCTCGATAATACAATACTCCGTTAAAGTTTAATACTTCATCAAATGTATTCATCCAATCATTGTTAATAGAAGTTGGTCCTTTAACATGTAATAATCCATTTACTATTTTCCAATCACAGTAAAATACATCGCCTAATATTGTTCCTTTGTGCAAACTGTTCTTATATGTGTACACTTTTTCTAAACTATCAAATGTTGTGTTAATAGTAATCGGACCTATTTCGCTCATTCCCCAGTTAGGCTGAACAACTGCTCCTTTGCTTACAAATGCTTCTATCATTTCCCATGTTACAGGATCACTTCCACCTAAAATATGTTTACCTGACAAATCGGCAGTTTGAAAGCCTTTAGTATTCATTAATGCTGCCATTTGTGCAGGAGCAAGGAATGTATGTGTATAATCATTAAAATCTTTTAAAAATCTAAATGCATTAAACTGCTGTACCTTAAAATCAGCACCTATACTGTAAGCAGGAAGCGTCTGTGTAAGCAATCCACCTGCGTGGGTCATACGTGTTACTGTAAGCACTCTACTGTGCTGTGTAAGCTTCTGTGCGTCAATAGCAACCTTAATGCAAGCTCGTAAGTTGTCAGGTGTCCTATAGATCTTTTTAGGATCTCCTGTAGTGCCGCTACTACTTATAGTTGTGCCATTATTTAAAATATCATCAAAGTTCATTTATCACCTTTAATAAGTTAGGATAATACACTTCGTTAAAAAAATGTTTAGTTGCTTGATGTACATCAGTTATATTTAATCTATCAGCATAAGGATGCCAGGTCCATATTTTATTAGATTCTTTTTTCTTACAGCTATCATTAATAAAACTTGCAAGTTCTAATGCTTGTTTAAAACTAGTTATGTTACCTTCGTCATTTCGTAGCCAGTCTTTTGGTCCAATCATGGCATATCCGTAATCTTGTTTATTTTTTTCTATATCTGAAAGAATAGCATACTTGTTATTTAAATCTCTAAGATACAACGGAAAAGCAGTAACACTGTCAATAAACTTATATCCTTCTTCCTTCCAAAAACTTACAAAATCATAAACATCTTCAACATTATCTTTTGGTAATCCTACTATATAAAAACAGTTAATAAATACATCATTGTTCCATATTTTTTTTGCTATTTTCATTCCGTTAATTTTGCGTTGGCGGCTTCCTTTTTTTATAACCTTAGATGTTTCATCATTCCATGTTTCAAGTCCGTGCATAGCTGCTCGAACTCCGATGTCGTATATCAGTTGTGCTTGTTCAGGATGTGCATCTATTAAATCAAATCTTATATAAGCCCAAAATGTTGGGCGGAATGGTAATCTATCTATAACAGTTTTAATCTTAACAAGTTTATCTGTATAATCATTAAACGTATCATCTATTATACTATATCTAGTTATTCCGTATTTGTTATAGTTATCCATTAGTTCTTGGTATAACACATCTTCGTATTTCATAAAATCACGAGTGTTTTGTCCTTTATGAGGATAGTTGCAAAACGTACAGTTAAATATACATCCGCGACTAGTTTCTAATCCTAATATTTCATCAGAATGGAGAACATCTGTATTTACAAACTGAGTCAAAGAGTTGTTAAAATCAAACTTTCCTTCGTTGGCTTTTTTATCCCAGTCTATTATTTTTTGACAGCTATTGCTATTTAAAAAATCTATAATCTGATTTTCACTATGCCCAATAAAGATATGATCGTAATCATCGTCTAAAAACTCATAAGAAAATGCGCCGCCGATGGTTAATTTATAAGAGTTGCTATATTTGTCTAACACACTTCTGAGTTTGCTGGTAGAAAATAACTGATCGCGCTGAAAACCAAACCAAGTTGAACTTACCCCAAACATTACTGTATTATTGTCTACGACTTTTGAAATAATTTTTTCAAACTGTTCTATATTCATCAATGATGCATAATCAATTACAAATGCAGAATATCCGTTTTTACGTAACTCAGTAGCCAATCTATAGACGCCAATACCTCTCGATAGTTCTCCAATAACCGGAATATTATTAAAAAGTATTACATCATACATTAAAATCTCCTAGAGATTGTATTCTTTTATCTTGTTGTTCGATCCAGTTACTATATACATATCGCAAAGGATCATCAGTTGATACATCGCATGTACTACATTGCTTAGTGCAACGTCTATTTCCTTTTACTAGCTGTTTGCTATACTTATTGGTTATGTTTTTATATATTGTTTGTAAAGTTTCATTATACACACTACCATATGTTGCCTTTTCAGTCCAGTCATGACAACATAAGTTAATTGATCCATCCCAATCTATAAACATTCTATTTAATGGTATATAACACGGAGCATTATTTTTAGCAATATACAGAGCACCTGTCCTATTTGTAATATAGTGTTTTTGATTAAAAATAGGATTGTCAGTTCCTTGACCCGTGTCGTAAGTTTTGTAATAACGTACATCCAAGTAGTCTGCAAACATATTTTTTAAAGTATTATATTGGGTTTCGTCATCATATAAACTAATAGTTACACTATGATTTCCACTGTTAAGATCTAATATGTTATCTAACTCATCAATATATTGCTCAAGTCTATCTCCGTTTGTCATTATACGAATTTTAAAATCTTTAGCAAATATAGATACGATATTTAAAAAGTTTGGATGTAGAAGAGGTTCACCTCTTCCTACAATATGAATAGTATCAACAAACCCCATTGCTTGATTTTGTATCCGTACAGCAGTTTCTACACTCATATTTAAGTTTAGATTAGGATAGCCGTGTGCTCTAGGACAAAAACTACATTCTCTATTACACAACTCTGTAATATTTATTTCTATAAAATGCGGAGTTATGGTCATTATAATTTCTTTAAAATAATAAGTTTATTATCATATGTATTGCAATATTCTAACTCGGGGATATCTTTTAGAATAGTATTATCCTTGTGTATAACATCTAAATACAACCCGCCGGATACTAAGTTTTTTATAGCATAATCTAACCCAGCCTGTTTACTTGTTTTGTTACACTTCCAAGAACCGAGCCCATTGTAAAAAAGACAGCAAGATATAGGATGATCGTTATATATTTTTCTAAAATCGCCATATATAATACTACTATCATTAATATATTGTTCTATATCAAACCCTATACAACAATCTTTACCAAATATCTTTTGTAATACAAAATACATATCACCATTCCAAGTGCCTGCTTGTACAACTTTACCAGTTGGGATAGTATACGTAGATAGCGTAGTTTCTAGATTTTCTTTAATCCAAAGTGCCCATTTATCAAAAATTAAAGATTCTTCTTTATAAAGAAAATCCATATATCGAGTACTTTGATCTACAAAATCTATATTACTATTTGTATCAAGTTTCATATTTTTCTAAACTTCTATTAATAATATTATTAACTCTTATAAATTCTACATTAGTATGCAAGTCATTTATATTATCAACTCCGACGTATGTACATACACTACGTAATGCACCTTTTATCTGATTGGTTACGTCAACTATACTACCTTGGACAGGTACTAACAAGTCTCTACCTTCATTAGGACGATATTCTTGTTCGGTTGGTCCTGTAAGATTATACTGCTTATTACTACCTAATCCAAAAAAGTTAACATATTTTTTGCCATCAATTTCAACTATATTATCACATTCTTCACTTTTACTGACCATGCCAGCAATCATTACAAGATCGGCACCAGCTGCAATAGCTTTACACACATCACCACTTGTTACACAGCCGCCGTCAGCGATAACTTTAACGCCAAGTTTTTTTGCAGCGGCTGCAACTTCTAGCACTGCACTAAACTGAGGGATGCCAACACCAACTTCACTACGAGTTTTACATGCAGCGCCAGGTCCAACGCCTACTTTAATAAAATCTGCGCCGGCGGCAACTAACTCTTCTAGTACAAGTGTATTACATATATTTCCTGCTACAACCGGAATGTTAGGAAATGCCTCTTTGTAAAGTTTTATTGTTTCTACCATGCCTTCTACATTAGCATATACATTTGCAATATCGACATTTATATAACCGTATTCTACTCGACTACATACTTTAATGGTTTTTTCTTTATCCCATTTTTGTACGCCACTTGTAATGCCTACCAATCGAGGTTTTTTTAGATTAGAAAAGTTTTCTAAGTGTTCTTGAGCAGTGTATTCTTTATGTAAAAATACAGGAATATTATGCTCAGACATAATATTAGCAATCTTATAAGTACCCAAACTTAACATATTTGCGATTACAACTGGGATAACTTTATCACTACCTATATCCATTTTAATATCAATCATTTTCCTTGTTAGAGGAATTTTGCTTGGTTTTGGATTAATTAGTACATCGTTATAGTCGAGAAAAATATTATTCATTATAAACCTGTAGAATATTCTTGTTTTTTTAATTCATATTCAGCAATAAGCATTTTGGTTACTGGTCCAGAGCGTTGTGTTTCTGTTACGCCGCCGCTTGAACTTGTAATAAAAACTTCATCAGCTTCGTTAAACTCTTTTACTGTAATAGGACCTCTTATTACATCTACAATGTCTTCAACTACGCTCATTGTAATGCCTTTTAATACGTTTTTATCAGCTGTATAAACTTTACTGTCTTTTACAATACCAACATTAAATCCCGGACCTTCGGTTACGTTGCCATTGATGTCTACAAGCACTGTAGTATCACTGCCTATAGGTCTGTTACGTTGGCTCATAGTTAGTTCAATCCAAGCCATATTTTTGTATTCTTGACCATAATAGTCGTCACTAACTCTATATGTTGTTTCATCTAAAGCAATGTTTACAACAGGCTTTGCTCCAATAGGGTAGCTCGGTTTAATATATATAGCAAAATGTGTTGGGCAGTTTTCTAGGTCTCTCGGATTTCCGCTTGGAGGGAACCCTCTCCAAGCCAGAAACCAAACAAATGCGTTATCAATTGGGTTACGTCTGGCAAGTTCTTTTATTATTTCAAGAGGATCAACATCCGGAATAGTAAGTCCATACCGCGTTGTACTGTTTTTAAAACGTTGTAAATGCCGTTCATAACAAAATGCGCTGCCGTCATATACTGGCATAACATCATAAGTAGCATCGCAATGAATAAATCCAAAGTCAAGTATACTTGGGCCTATTTCTCTTAAAGGTTTATACTCACCATTTTTGTATGCTATTAAATCTAATACGTTAATCATCAAAGTGTACCTTTTTAAGTTGGGGGTCGTCTGGAAGTTTTTGTTTGAGTGATTTTAGACGATTAATACGCCATTCGAGTAATTTAAAGTCTAACACCCACGGAAATATTGCATGAATAAGACTTCCGATAGTGACTGCTAACAAAAAGAAAAACTCTTTCATAGCAAGTATAAAATGCCACCAATATCCGGCATTTGGTTTTTGAGCGTTTGATGCAGCTTCGGTCAAATGAGTTTTATTAATCCACATAGTTGTTCCTTATTAATGCTCGTTTTTTGTTGTATATTTTAATATTTAGTTTCCATATTGACTGATATACATCGTATATGATCATATCATCAATGTGTGTTAGTATTCCTTGTTTTGCAAGCAACCCCATAAGTCTATGATTGCGCGATGCTTTTCCATTACTATTATCATATGATATATTTGTTGTAATAAATAAGTTTTCACTATTACAAACTTCAATAAACTTAGGTATCATTTCTCGTTGAGTAATACTATTCCAATCGCTTTTACTCAGTCCTTTAAATGTATCGTGATTTGGAAGTTCGCAACCTCTAAACAATATCCTCCAAGGGTTTTTATAAAATCGATTTAACTGTATAAAAGGATGGCAACCTGCAACTGCTATTATTTTATTATCATTAACAGCACAAAAATATTTTCCAGTTTTTTGACACCATTCTAAACGCATTGCTTCAATGCTAGAATTATTATTATACCCTAAAGTTGCACAACTGTTACAAAACTCTTGTAACATATCCAAGTGTTTATCTTCAATAAGTTCTATTTTCATATTCCAGGGTCCGGCGTGTGTCTTCCAAGTTTACTGTTGCTCCACAAACTTATTAAATACCCAGTCTGATGGTTCTTTCCCATAATAGTAACAAACGGTGGTAAAAAGTTAAAATAGCAGGTGTTATAATCAGTATAATCAGTAAGTTCATAACCAATAAAGCAATCTATTGTTGCATATTTGTCAAATAAAGTAGTGTCAGATAGTACACTTTCTGTTATTTTTTTGCATTGGTCATCTCGCCATACTATTATGCTAGAATTAACTCGAGTTCCCCAGAGCTTGTGCCAGTTTTCTTTAAAGTTTGTTTTCCACCACATATCAACAATCCAAGGTTTATTGCCAGGCAATGTAGTAAGGTATTTTAAATCTTCATTTACCTGAGCATCTAAATCTAAAAATATATTAGTTCCTTTAAAATATTGATTAAAGTCTGTAAACAAATATAGTTTAGGACGATCCCACATCTGGGTTTTAAAGTTTAAATGATCTTCAATATAATCATTAAAGTTTAGATTACTGTGTGTTGGCATATTTAATGCAACAATATTTTTATCTAATCCTACATTGTCGTCAGTTACACAATAAAACGTAAAATCAAAAGTACATTTTTCTTTACATTCATTGTACACCCTATTAGCATAATCAGAAGAATATTTTGTTCCCCATTTAATTGTAATAATATTAATCATTTATTATTCCTTTAAATAAAGTTATTTCTTCTAGTGTGTAATCTTTGTCAATAATCCATTGTATAATTTCTGCAATGTCAGATGCTTTAATACTATCATTATTAATATAGCCTGGATTGATACATGTTACTTTACATTTTCCGTTAAGATTGCAATACGATGTAAAAGTTGATAATATGTTTTTGTTTAACCCATAATCCGATTTAATAAAATCTTTAGCATGACTTCCTATATTAATTATTTTTTTGTTAGGATTGTTTTTCCATATTTTCCATAACTCTTTACATAGTAAATATTGTTGATTATCATCATACGCATTATTAATTAATATATCATAATCTTTAACTGCGTTAATAAGTTTTTTTAAATCATTAATATTATATCCATTTGATCTGCTAAACCCATCTATTTGAAAATGTTTTGTCAGCTCAAGTCCTAATCCAGAAGTATGTCCAGTTAATGCTATGTTAGATAATGTCATATTTAATCCTACTGTATATTTCTTTCCACGAGTTGGTCAAAGAATTTTTATTTAAGTAAAAACTTTTTAAACCCACTTGAACTCCAGCATTATATTGATCTATATTATCTTCAATCCAATATAATCCAGCATCTTTATATTTTTTTAAAATATCAGTTTTAGACTGATGTGTTTTTAAAAATATAAAATCTAAAAATGTATTCTTACCAAATAGATCTACTAGATTAGTTATCCTATTATTTTTAATATCAGTATCTAATCCTATACTAGTAATACAAATAAACTTATATCCTAGTTCTGTTAACTTTTTTACATATAACACCGAATCATCAAATGCTGGCAAAGATGCTATATTGTCTGTTTTATTAAACTCTGTTATCAACATTCTAACTTGTTTGTCTGTTAAGTTATATTGCTGTTCTATTAAACTAGCATTATTTTTTATACGACAATGACCGTTAGATTTCATCCAACTATGAAAAATTGTAACCCAATCAACTAAACATCCATCTACATCTGTTAATATAGTTTTTTCTTTTGAATAGTATTGCATAACACTATTTTTTTCCTAGTACTGTTACTACAAGATGTAATCTTGGTTGTGTACTACCATTAAATGCAGTATGAGGAATAACTGTGTTTGTCCAATACCATTGATTTTGTTTTAGATGCTTACTTTCGTTTTTGATTACCATATAGCAACCGTCTTGTGTTTTTATTGGATAATGAAGCCTAGGAGTTTCGTCCTTATGCCAACTAAGACAAGTTTTAGGAAGACTATTCATAATCCTAATTCTACCAACTCTATATTGTTTAGTTATGCTATTATAGACATCCTCAAACAAGGAATCTTTAAATGCAGTGCATAGAACTTTAAAATCATTTTCTTGGAGTATTACAGGGCGTTTGAAAACTTGTAATTTTCCATTTTCGTCCTCATAAGAGTTATCCCAATCTAAAAACAAACTTCCTCTTCCTGTTAGAAAGTTAGATGGATCGTCTTCAGTGGCATTTAAGCAAATTTGATCTTTTTTATCTTTATGCCACCATATCTTTTTTTCATCTAGCAATCTCAAAAATTCAGTATGCAGATCATACACAGGTAATGTATCTATTTCAATAAAATTCATTCAACCTTCCTTTTGGGTATCTTACTATCAGCACTACTTACACAACTATCAGTAATACACGGTGCAGGAGCATTAAATAGTTTAAACCCTGTTTCAATATTGCCAAGAGGCACATCGTGGCAACTATAACTGCGCTTTACACTTCCATCAGGTTCTCTAATAATAATACCTTGATATCCTGCATTGCAACTCCAACCTTTGAACTTGTTGAAGTTGAAAGCATTAAAACGTTCCGCTTGATCCATATACCATGCTTTACCGTCTTTGTCTCTAAATTCTACCTGCATATGCCAAGGCACTTTTGCATCTGGCATGTACATCATATCTTTAGGTATATCAAAGTTAGGTTTTGGGCGGCCACTCCATTTGCGCTTGGTTTCTGTGTACGCACGTTGCGGCATACCGTTGTGCAAACGTTTTAGGTTGTCATCAGTATATCCATCTACTACTCGGCTGGCTGTAGGGTCGCTTTGAGGCTTGAGTGTGACGTTTATACCTTGCTCATGGAAGAACAATGCGTTGTCCCAATCACGTTCAAACCAATCCGGCACCATAACCATATTGATTGTAACTTGTACATCATGCTCTTGACAGAAGATTAACTTGTCAGCAAAGTCTTGCATCTTTTCTCTGGTGTTTAGATGCTCTGTGTGCAGACTTGCTGTAATACTGGCACGGTGAAATGGCTTTACTGATTCTACATATTCTTCATGCCACTTCATGTTGCGTGACATGTTTGTTGTCATGTGTACACTAGTGTAGTTGGTGTTGTCTACGTCATCAGCCAGATGTTGTAAAATGTCCAAGTAGCCAGGATGGAAAGTAGGCTCCCCGCCACTAAGACTAAAATGATAACTATTAAATCCGTTTTCACGTGCTTGCCTCTTTATCTCATCTATTGTCTTAAGACATAGTTCTGTGGGTCTGTGGTCTTTACGGTCTGAACGAGCGTAAGGCCAACAGTAGGAGCATTTGTAGTTGCAAAATCTTCCAAGTAACCAACTAACAGTAAATATGTCACGATACAACAGGGTACGCTGACCAACACT